TTTCCTCCGGGTTCTTCCCATCCGGTGCCTTTGCCATCAGAGCGCCGGAGCCTTTCTTCTGCTCCAGCTCGCGCCATGCTTTCAAAACATCTGACGGAGATGACATGCGCTCAAGCTGCTTGCGCGCTTTTTCGTCGCCACTAGCCAGCATATCCCGCCAGTTATCAGGCCAGTTGGCCGGTGCCGCTGTGGGCTTGTCCTCCGCATTGCCTGCGGCGATCGGTGCCGCTGGCGCTGGTGCCGGGGTTGGTGCTGCGGCTGGCGCCGTCGCTGTAGCCGCTGTTTCTGCTGCTGGTGCCGCAACCGGAGCCGGTGCTGCTGCCGCCTGTATAATAGTTTCTGTAGTCATAGTTACTTCCTCCCAAACGCTGCTGTGTTGATTTTTAACAATTTCACTATCTCAAGTCCTACGAATCTACGCCCCTCGGCAATGAAGGTATCGTTCACGCTATCAGGTCTTGCACTCAGGTCGTATGCCGCACAGCCGCGCTCGATGATCCAGCGCAAGGCTCTTTTCTGTTGTTCGGGCGTGGCTTCTCCCGCCTCTAATGCCTGCAACGAAACCGCGTCGGGCAAATCCCACGGCGGCGGAGTCAGCGCGCCGGGGGCTTCTATTCTTTTTTTGAATTGATTCATCAGTAGCTTCCTTTTTACAAACAACACTATAGGCGATTGCCGCCAGTTGAAAAACCCCCGAAACATACTACATCACCCCGCCAAGACCCTCTTGCAGCGCCTTACCTGCGTTACCGATCTGCTCCGCCGCCATCCCGCCCTGCGTCAGTGTACCCATCATCTGCTGCATGGCGTCCTTCTGCGCTTGCTCCTGCGCGATAGCCTCAAGCTCATCGTCCGTCCGCAGCCACTTCGCTTGCGACACGCCGCCGGAAAGAACGTCGCGCAGCGCAACCTTGACATCCAGTATCGCCGGGGCGCTTTGGTCAAGCTGCGCGGCCTCAAGCAACATGGCTTTCGTTTCAAGGAATTTCTGCGACTTCTGGTGTTCCTGCGCTGCGGCCAGCGGCGACTCGAACCGGAACCGCATTTCCCCGCCACGCAATTCATCGGGGATGCTGTCAACCGGGCCGAACGCCCCAGCACCCATCAGGATGTCAAACGTCAGCTCACACAAGCCGCCGTTGTACTCGACCTCCATAGGCTCAAATAAAGGGAGCGCATTTCTGACATACTCAGAAACACGCTGCCCAACCTCAAATGCCGTCATGTCGCCCTTAACCGGAGGCAAGCCAATCTTGTTCAGGAAAAACGCCTCGGCAATCTGCTCACGAATATCGCGCTGCATTTCGATCCCGAGCGGGATGCCGTTGCGATCTTGCGTGATCGGGCGCAGAACCTCGCCCAGCCGTTCATCATATTCAGCATCTACCCACGTAATGCCGCCAGCATACACGCTGACATCAGAGCGAATAGCCTCCTGCACCGCAATCATCGGCGGGTCGGCGGCCTTCTGACCGGCTTCCAACAGCGTCAGGGTCATGGCCTGAATCAGTCGCGCGTCGGACAGAGCCGCGACTGTGGCCGGTGAATAAGCGTACTGTGAGCCTGCGACAGTCTGCCAGCGCGGGATAACGTAGCATTTGTTGTTGATCCCGATTTCTTCCATCGTTTTGTTATTGTCTAGGTCGATGTGGATAGAAACAAACTGGGTCTTGTGCTTTTTCTTGATGTCGCCGGATTGATACTCCTCAGTCGGAATAATGATGTGTCGGCAATTTATTTCTTTATACGGTTCTTTTTCAAGGCACTTAGTCACGGACTCGTGGATATTTTTAAACAACTGCGCCAGAATGCGCGCCTCTGGCTTCCAGTTGCGGTGTACGATCTCGACCTTGCCTTCAGCTCCTTCGCACCATGCAACGTCACGCAGATGCCACGTCCTGTACAACAATGCCTGTTTGCGGCGATTCAGCTCCACCGAAAGAACGCACTGGCCGAACGCGGCAAAATCGTTGTCGCCCTCTTTCGTGGCGCGGACAAAATTCGCTGCGCTGTCGTACATCGCCCGGCGCTGCAATCCTGTCGCCCACTCCATCCACTTCAGTGTGGCGTCATTCTCGCGCCACTCCTGAACCGGACGCAGGAAAAACCACTGCTTGTCTGTTGGGCGAAGCATCGAGGAGAATGTGTTGGCTAGATCGCGCCGCGCAATCGTCGGATATGATGTGGTTAGGTGATCTCCGAACTCGCTGCCAAGCGTGCGCCCAGCGGTGAAATCAGCTCGCTCAACGTAGAACTCCTCAGCTATGTTTTGCCAAAGCGAAAGCAGCGACGTTCTTTTACTGAAAAGCGCATCGCCGTGATCTCTCAGGCTTTTAATATCAGTATGCATTAACCACCGAGCTTATCTGAACCTTCACTAAGAATCGTACTCGATCTGCCGCTTTGTTTTGCTCCAGCCTTCTGCAACATCTCCGTGCGCCGCGCCGACTGCCTGTTGGTTTCATCAACAGGAACCGGAGCCTCGATAACTTTCGGAGGCTCGGGAATCGGCGGCGGCGTGTACTGAATCGGCTTCGGGGGAGGGGGCATTTTTGGCTTGCTGAGAATACTACCCATTTTTTTCTCCATGTTAGAACTAGAACAATAATAACTTATCGGCTCGACATAGTCTATGTAGCAATCTCATCGTTTCTTTTTTCTATTCTCGTAACCACGCACAACTTTAGGGACAAACTTCTGTCTGCTTCCTTGTTGTGCCGGATGAGTGTGAACCATACCACGCGGCCCGTCATACCATGCCATGACCACTGCATCACCGCGATCTGTGGATCGCCCCAACCGTTCGTTCACTTTTTCTTTTGGCTCTACCTTGATGCCGCCAGACACGACAGAGAACGTCGGCGCCGTCAAGTCGGCCAGAAGCTTCGGATCATCCGGCAGAGCGATAGTGCTACCACCGGGCTGCGACGGATCAAGCGCCTTGCGGAACTTCCACCATGCTTCCGACCGTTTGTTAGTGTACCCAAGCTTATCCTCTGTGCTTTTGCCCGAGCTTTTCTCGGCGCCCTTGTACGGCGTGACAATAATCCCGTTCGCGGCCAGTTGCTCCCTCGGCGCTCCGCCATAGCCGCCGCCCATGTCGAGTATCACGGAAGCCCCATCCCGTCTATGCTTGACCACGAGCGCGGCTATGTCCGACCCTTCTTTTGTTCGTTCACCGGGGACACAAATCAGTTTGTCATACCAGCCGTCATAGCGAACAGCCAGAATGGTTTCGTCCTTTCCTCCGCAAGCAACATCAACCCCTATTGCGCACATCGGAACACCATTCGGTGACGACTTGTGCCAACGCGCCATTGCCTCCTTTACCCACGCGGACGGTATAGCTTGAAACGCATCGTCCTGCCGTGACAACATGAAGTTTCCGTCCCGCATTGCAGATCGCATCGGCTCCGGCAGCGAATCAAGTGTGGACGCATACCCAGTCCGCACAAGGTATGGGTTGTCTGACAGCTTTCCGGGGATGAATGTCCTAGACTTCGGAGTCACAGACTCCGGTCTGCCCGGAAACTTTATCTTGTTCGGCCCGTCAACCCACATATCCTTGCCGTCTGGGTCGGTGACAACCCAACGCAACTCCCCAGACTTAGCTGGTTTATGATAGGTGGGGTCAAGCCACGGCCTGAAATACCCGATGATCCAATCGCCATCCGATGAGGTTGGCGGGTTGGACGCGAATACCACCCTGCAGCGCTGGCCTTCCTTAATCGTCCTGTTCCATCCGATGATGTAGCGAACTTGATGCTCCAAAAATTGTGTCACCTCATCAAAGCCATAAAAATCCCTTGGCTGCCCCTGCATGGATTCCTCGTCGCCGGGATGCTGGCAAGCGCCAAAATCTATAGTTCTTCCATCCGTTGTGCGCAAGCGTGGGCGTGGCATGGAAATAAACCCGTCCCTTGTCCCGTACAGGCGTATCAAATCGTCTGTGATGCCACCGAGGTCTGCGTACTGCCTACGCAAAATCAACGACCTGTCGTGCTGGGTTAAGGCCAACCCATTGATAAGACCGGATTTCCCGCAGCCAGCAGAACCACCAAAAAGCAAAATATCAGCAGGGCTGAAGTACGCCTCAGTCTGCGGCCCCGGATTCGGGATGAATTTTACGCCGTCTGTAATGGCGCTGACGTCGGTGGAAATCAACTCACGCTGCGACTCGTGCAGAGAGGTGAATTGTTTGTTCAGCGAATCTTGATCCATTAAAAGTGATAGCCCCGCGCTTGTCGGCACACGGGGCTATCATACCACACTCTAGGGGAATAAAAACTAGGTGTTCGTGAGGGCTTGCGAACCCATGACGAAGCGACCGTTAGGGAGTTTTACGCCGATATAAGCAGCTTCCGTGCCGGTATCGGTCCAGGTCAAATCTATATCACCATCTGCTTCCGAGGTCGCGCGGAATACTTTCTTGGCTACAATCGTGGACAGAGCGCCGTCAGTGCCGATGGCAATACCGGTTGAGCCGCCGGTAACAACATACGCCAACCTATCGTTCGTCAGAAACAGAACAATCTCGACTTCTTCCACATACGCAATATCAGCGCCGTTAGCGTCCTTCAACTGAATGGTGATCGCACGAACGTTGGCGCTTTCGTCGCCAACCGTAACGGTCGCATCAACGCAAGGCATCGTAACTTGAAGGTCGTTGGAAACCAGCTCACCAGTTGCGGCGACGCCCAATTTCCTTCCATGAACGGCAGTTAAAGTATCAGTCATCATTTTCTCCTAAAGTGGGTTATAACCAAAATCATTATCACTTATTCCGTGGCGCGTGGCTAGATGGTAATTTTCCTAGGAGCTTCCATTGCGGGAAGCGCCTGCTCACCACCCACAATGGGTAAAGTTATGTTTGGTGGGTTCAAATCAAGCGGCAGCGGGGGCGGCGTATCTGTGATGCGCAACTGCACCCCATGCCGTTCCAGAACTTCCAGCCCCTTGACCAGCGCAATATTAATCAGAATTTCTTCCGGCAACCCGCTGACATCACACGCCTTATTGATTCGTTCCTGTGTCTTTTCTTTGATCTTCATAGATGCTCCTCCTAATTCTCCCGACCGTGCTTTTGCTGATCCCAGTCTGAATAGCGACTTCACGCACTGACAGACCAGACCGCAAAAGCCGGACAATATCATCGTATTTCTCGGCATATTTCACATTGCCATGGTACGCCGCGTTACTAACTTTGCTAATTGATACTGTAATCTC